CCTAGGGTCCTTAAGGTCTGCAATTTCGTAGAAAATTGCCAAAGATTTAAGGCCCGGACCAATCAACTTAGCCACCAACTTCTGATCCCCATAGTCGGGCGGGTACTCGTAGACCCTGGCTAAGTACCGCATCAAGATGCGAGCCCTATCATCCCCGCAGTCGCGGATGACCCGGCGGTAGGCTGAAGAGAATGCCATCCTCCTTTCCCCCATCGTGTTGGCTGCATCTCTGTATGGTGTGAATATCTCTACGTCTAGGTTGGCAGACTTCACCGTCGCACCGGACAATGACATTGCCTCTATGAATAGATGAGCAGCCTCGTGCTGGGATTGAGTTATGAGGTTCTTCATGAACAGGAGATCGAACAGGGTCTGTTCTAGTACGCGGTGTCTTTTTACAAGGCCCTTATAATCTACGTTCTCTATTCCCAACGCTCTCTTTTTTATCTGCTCATCAGTGAGTGGGTCAATCGAAAGTGATCCCTTCTCCATCGCTCTCCTCCTCGCCGAAAGTGGTTTGAGAAAAAACACCTGTGCCTGGATCAAAGTCAAGCAACGCCTCTCCGGGCATACCTATCCAAGGGAACCTGGATTTCCAACAGGTGACCAAGCTCTTCCCGGGTGAGGCCCGTGAAATTGTGATACCTGAATCAGCCACGTTATAAAAACTAGCCGAGCCAGAGACATCGTACCCTCCGGGGACAGGGACTTTGCCATCGTGCTGTCGATACATCTTCTTGGGGTGGGCAACCAACCAAACAGCAATCCCGTGCTCGACGGAAAAGCTTTTCAAATTCACCAGCAGTTTATTTATACCCTGGAATGCATCTTCCCCTGCTCCAGTAAGGAAGTTGTAAGGATCAACCAGCAGGGCATTGACCCCGTTCCTTAGGACTGCTGCATGAGCCCGATCCAGTACGCTCTGGATATCCGTGTCGCTCTCATCCAGGAAAACAAACCTGCCCTCAACCCAGTCGAGAGCAATGTTTAATTCTTCCTCGCTCATCCTGTGGATTCCACGAAACGGTTTATCCATATAGGCCGCTGCGATCTGAAGGATGTGAACCTGAGATGATGTCTCCGCGCTTAGCACAGCGCATGACCACTTGTGTCGGGTTGCTAGATTTACGGAGAGCCAAGTCAGGAAGGCGCTCTTGCCCGAACCGGGGACACCGGTCACTATGGTCAGCGTCTGGGGCTGGACCTTGTAGATCCTATCAAGGTCGTAGATCCCACTGCCAATCCCCCTGTCCATGCCGCCTGAGTACAGGGCAATCGCATCGTCTCTATATTCTGATGCATCCCTAAGGCCGTGGACGGGCCAGGGCGTAGCGGCTGACAACGCAGAGACTAGTGCGTCCTTGCCACACTTAACCAACGTGTCGTTGGCATCCTTGCATCCCTCCGGGAAGGGAACTCTCCAACACCGGGCCTTGCCCACCCGTCTAGCGATCTCCTCGGCAAGCGCATTGCCTGGAATATCTCTATCTGTTGCAAGGATTATTCTGTCCGCCTTCTCGATTACTTCCTTGGCATCCCAAAGGTAGGAAAACTTCTTGGACTTCTCGTCCTTGACCTCTCCTGCTGGAGCACCGTTGGGGACACTCGTGGAGAATATCCCCACCTCTTGGAAGGAACATACGTCAAGCTCGCCCTCGCAAATTACGAGATCACCTCCTGTGAATTCATCAATGCGCCAAAGGGACTGGGCAACGCCAGACTGGGTGAAGTTCTTGGCACCGTCACGCCACTTGATAGCGGTCGTACTGTCGCTGTTCGTGTACGGAAACCCAATGCAACTAACTGAAGAACCTCGGTCACGTATCCACACATCGCCAGACACTAGGCCACATTCAATTACAGTTTGATACCCGATCCCTCGATCCGCTAGGTACTTTAACTGCGCCTCGCCAAGAGTTTCACCCTTGGGGTGCGGGCGAGCAGAGCCATTGACGAGAGGGGATCTGTCGGCAAGGGCGTTCACCTCTTCTGGTTTGAAACAACCCGATGCAGCGCAGTGATGGCACTTGAAGAGAATCGATCCGGCGTCGGCAGTTACTGATAGGGTCCTTTGGTTCTTCTTCTTACGCCCCTCAGAACATGAAGGGCAAACAATTCTGGTATGTTCGGCGGCAGCACCAGCACTGAGAACCGACTTCCTAAAAATTTCCAAGTCTTCCACATGAAATCTCCTGTGATGTAATTCAGTCTAAGTTTTTGACGGACAGCACTTTCATTAAATGAACCATTTGTTTTGTGATCTCCTTTCTTGGTGGCCCAGAAATCGAATCGAGTGATACGAAGATTCTTTTAACCCAATCAATTTCCCAGTTGGAATAGTCGCAGAGTTCTCCAAACCATCTGGTTTCCAGGAACTCATGAATCTCCTCGATCTCTAGGTCTGTTCCGGTCCCCATATCGTGTGCAGCTTGGACGAGGATGTGCCTACAGAGCAGTCGGTAGGAAGCGACCTCGCTCTCACACGCACCCGAGGAGATTCGCGGTCCAGATTCCAATAGCACTGAGTCGCCTTCACTTGCCGGTCGTTCTTGTACGCGAAGCCCTCCAGCAGGTCCATGATCAGGTCCAGACATGACAAGTCGGGCCTCCGGGATGCGTAATACGCATCTATTCGGAGGGCAACATCGCCCTCAAGTAGAGGGTCCAGGCGATCAGCCTGGGATGCGAAGCCACGCGAATACGAAAGAGCTTTCTTGCTCTTGATTATTCTGGGCTTGCCGTGGAGTAGTACGATCCGTCGCTGGTTCTTTGCGCTCGCTGGTTCCCCAGAAACCCAACAGTCGTAATCCCAACCCCCCATAAAGAGCAACTTACCCGGATTCAATATTGATTTCAAGTTAGAAACGGGGTAACTTTCACTTTTCTATTGACCCGAGAGGGAGATGTTTCGCAGTGAGAATCACCAACCAATACAACCTGCCCGAGTCATTTGTCCGATTTGAAAAGAGACATCAGCACTCGAAAGCCGGAGCAGATTTCAGCGTAACTGAAATCATAGATTCTCCCCGAATCTCCAAGCTCAAGTCTAGATACTACTCCCAGATAGAAGAAGACATCTCGACCAGGATCATGTCGATCCTTGGTACCGCTGTGCACAACATACTTGAGCAGGGTGCTTCTGAGGATTCAATCGTGGAGGAGAGACTTCACATGAATGTAAACGGGGTTGAGGTGAGCGGGCAGATAGACCTTCAGACTGAAACAGAAGAAGGAATTGTGATCTCAGACTATAAGACGTGCGGTGCCTTCTCGTTACAGTACGAACCGACCGGCAAAAAGTCATGGGCTGAACAGTTGAACTGCTATGCGGCACTAGCTGAGGCCAATGGAAAAAGAGTGGCCTCGCTTGAGGTAGTCGCTGTGATACGTGACTGGACTGCTTCTGGATTGAAGCGAAGCGATGACTACCCGCCCAGGGCGGTGATGGTTGTGCCTATAGATATGTGGGAACCAGAGAAGAGGGACCGGTACCTTGCTGATCGAGTCGCTCGCCATTCAGAATCTGGCCTGCGGGATTGTAGCGACGAAGAAAGATGGAAGAGGCCCGATCAGTTCGCTGTGTATGGGAATAACAAGGACGGAAGCCAGAGCAAGAGGGCGACACGGGTGCTGGATAGCCCAATCGACGCCGAAGTATTCCTTCTGTCAAAGATGAACGGAGTCGGGAGGGTTAAGGCTAGACGTGGAGAGAATATCCGCTGCCAAAGCTACTGCCCCGTCTCAGATTGGTGTGCTCAATGGAAAGAAATACAGGAGAAAGATAATGGATAGCCGAACAGAAGATGAACTCACGTTCATCAAAGCCTATGCAAAGATGTACAAAGAACTACCGCTGATCGGAAAGAAAACCGACGGGTACAACTACAAGTATGCAGCCCTAGAAAACATCCTTGCTGAGTGGGAGCCTGTGTTTGATAAGCATGGGTTTCTTCTTGAGCAGTTCACGAAGTCGGGATACAACGGCGAGTGGGATGTTGTTGGTAGTGTGCTGACGCATATTGAAACGGGTCTATTCCGGGAATGCACCCTGACTCTTCCGGTTGGAGCCGATTGGCAACAGACTGGTAGTGGAGTGACCTACTTCAAACGCTACACCGTAACTGCTCTTGGCAAGCAGCCCGTTGGTGAGGACTTCGACGGGCTCAAGGACAAGCCGACTAAGAAGCCAGCGAAGAGCAAGCCTGCCAAGAAAGCTTCTAAACCAAACGGATCGTTCGTTCCCCTGGTAGCTATTGACTTGAAGGATGTACCAGACCCTAGTGAGAGCGGACCACACATAGCCTACGAAGAATTCCTACAAGGATGCGTGAACGTAACTTCGATAGAGGATTTCTACAGAACGAACAAGAAGGAACTAGACAAGATCAAGAAAACAGACAAAGAGTTGTACCAGAAATGCATATCCGCATTCTCGGAGAGGAAGACGCAACTCCAAAAAGAATCCTGATTCGACTAGATATGTCCTACGCACTACCCAAGAAAACCACCCCATCCCGGGGGCACTCCTTCGGTGATGATCTGGAATGCACTTGGTGCAAGACTAGTTGGTTGTCGCACCAAACCGAACCCAGTGACTGTCCCGCTAAGGAACTAAGCTCTCGGGCAGCCAAGGGAAAATTTTCAACAACAAAGAAAGAAAGATAATGTCAGAAAATTTCAAGGCAGAATACAAGACGGACAAGGGCCGACTTTGGCTCTATGAGAACAGCTATAAACAAACAGACAAGCACCCGGTACTCACAGGACGCGGTGAAATATCAAAGGATGTTCTCAAGAAGCTTGTCGATCTTATCAAGGAGAGCAAAGACGATGTGGTCCCCGTGCAGTGCGCTGCCTGGGAGCGGGTCTCAAAGAACGGTAACGCCTATACCTTCGTAACCTTGGAGCCCGGCGACGGAAAGCAATATGCGAAGAAACAAGATGAACCCGAAATCGAAGTTCCGTTCTAGTGGGTACCTCGATCTAGTAAGGGGGGAGTCGTGTCTAGTATGCGGCTCCCCTCCTCGCGTTCAGGCGCACCACCTGCGCCATGCCGCACCATTGGGATGGGGCCGAAAAAACAGTGACGAGTTCGCTGTCCCGCTATGCGCGCTATGCCATGCAGATTGCCACACCCGCGGGAGAGAGTCGGAGTGGTGGGCACTCAAAGGAATCGAGCCACTAGAGTGGTCAGAAATATTTTACAGGAGATGGACCAATGAACAATGCTAAGGATGCTGCGATCAAGTTCGAGGCGCAGTCGATAATAACAAGGAAGGACAAAACGGGATGGGTGCTTGGATTGCGAATCCATCCTAGCGACCTGCCGAAACAGGTGATCCTGGCACCGCTAGGCACTCGGTTCAGTTGCGTTCTATTCGAGATTGCTGACGATGAAACCTTCGTTGTCCCGGAAGATATCAGGAAGGGTAAGGCCGCTGTGTCTACGGCAGGCCAGATGTGCAGGGAGGAATCGTTCCAAAGCTGGATGCTGGATAAGGCTGGCATACATCCGAGGGCGGGGGACGACGTGGAAGACATCGCAGCAAACCTATTGAGAGAGTATCTGAATATCAATAGTCGCTCGGACCTTATGGACGACGAGGAATCCCGTGAGCAATTCAAGGAACTGATAATGGAGTACAGAGATGAAACAAGAGACAGACCGTAGACTTGATATCGGCCAATTGAACAGAAGTATTAGCGAGGAGTACGAGAAACTGAGGAAAGAAGTCGAGGATGACATCCTTAACCCATCTCATTACACGAGGGGCCGGGAGTTCTCCCCGCTGGATGTGATCGAGGATTGGGAACTAGACCGGGACTATTACCTGGGGAATGCAATCAAATACATCTCAAGGTACAACCGAAAGGATTCAATCGAGGATCCCTTAACGTGCTTAAAGAAGGCGGTGTTTTATTTGCAAC